TAGGAAGTTAAGGGCTTTGTGAGATGAGTCGAGTGGCACTCGGCGACCGTCAATCGCCTTAACAAACCCTCGATCACCCGCAGCTTTAACAGCACCAAGGAGCGCATCAAGACCAGGGATCGCCTCAACATACGCATCGCGAATCTCTTTACCTTTGGATTTAGCTCTAGAACTGCTGAGAGATGAGTCATAACTGAGTCCAATCTTTTCGTTACCTGCTCCATAAAGGAAGGCATAGGTTACGGTCTTCACAAGTTTCCTTGAGATACCGATCTTGTCTGCGTTTACTTGGTGGATGTCTCCGTTGAGAAGGATGTCGGCATATCTACCACCGTCGTAACGGGCGAGATAGTGTGCCAACATGCGAAGCTCAATGCCAGCAAGATCAGCACCGACCATGACTTGACCCGGAGTTGGTACAAATAGTTGTCTAAATCGTGAGTCACTCGGTACCTGGGCTAGGTTGGGATTCTTGTGCGACATACGGAACGTAGCACACCCAACAGAACAATGGTGGTGGACTCGGCTAGCAGTCGTACACAGCTTCAGCCATGCGTTCGTGCCTTCCGAGATCATCCCCAACTTCTTCGTAATATCGAGACACTTCGCGAAGTCCCCTGCAATCGTAATCCCATCGGAGGCAATCTCCATCAATATGGTCTCGTCGATAACAGGCTTGCCAGTAGTTGTCAACTGGGTTGGCTTCCAGCCATAGAATGTGGAAAGGATCCATGCAATATGATCTCGCGATGTGGGGTTCAGCTCTTTGAGCCGTGTTGACGGGCAGCCTTGAAAGTATCCTTGTACTTTGTTATTTCTTTTAGGATTGAACGTCGAGCCTTCGACGAAAGGATGCCTGTCTCGTAATACTTTCTTAGTTTCTTCCAGCTCTTTTTGGAGAGCCGATGCAAGCTGCCATGCAGCGCGTTCATCAAAATACCATCCATGTAGCTCCTGCTTAGTCATAAGGTGTGCTACCTGATGCTCCATTTGGACCCATTCAGGTAAGGGCGGAAGTGTTGGCATAATTTAACAGTGACGTTTACATCCTGTACACAATAGTCTTCCATCTCTTGGCTCCACTCTTTCCAGTCAGTATCCTTAGCAAAGCCGCCTTTGTACTCACCCAGCCTGTAGCCATAGGACTCCAACGAGTGGCGACCGTACAGCTGCAATGGCATGTGTTTCCATTGGCGATTCTTGTCTATGTTTAGCATATCAGGATGGTAGAGCCTGCTCAGCAAGAGGGTGTCTATCACCTCACCTTGCGGATCAAAGAAACCAAAGACCTTCTTGATACAGGGAATGTCGAAAGATATGATATTGTGTCCGGCTATTCGATCTGCTTCCTCCAACCTTGTAACACCTGCAGAGATTGGAGCTTTAGTGCCGCTGTCATTGTATGCAAGCGTCTCATCTGTCTCAGTATCGTAGATTGCAAGGCAATGTATGTGGGTAAAATCATTTAGAAGACCGTCCGTCTCCAGATCGAATACCAGCATTTTTCCAGTGGTAGGTTTTATCTACGAACTGTGCTTTCTTAACTGCTTCAGCCGTAGGTGGATTGGGTTTGCGAAGGTCAAGCACCGTGTTAGAAATCGGTAGACGGGTTGAAATCGGGTTTAGCTTCATGTTCAGTAAATTTACAGGTGTCAAGGTCATAAGTCAACTGTCCAGCCACGCCTGTTTCGCCAGAGTATCTATTCTTGAGGACTCTAACAGTTGTAGCAGCGTGTTCAGGTCCACTTTGTTGATCCCTTTCGAGTGCGATAACTCCGTCAGAAAGTTGAGCAATGCTCGCACTTCCTCTAAGTTGTCCAATCGTAACTCGTGCTCCTTCTTCATGGTTATGGTCCGATTGTGTACGGCGTAAGTGTGAGACAAGGAACAAGGCAATGCCTGTCCGCTCGACCAATGACCGTAGCTTGGTCATGGTCTGGTCAATCATCCGCCGCTCTTCACCTTCAAGACCGCTAAGAAGGATAGACAAATGATCCAGAAAAATAATACGGCAATCGAGTCCGCTTGCCAAATACTCAATGCGATTATAGATAACATCAGGATCATAACTACCAAAACCATCATATAAATAAAGATTCCAAGTAGCCATTGTCCTGCCATATGCATCTTGTAGCGACGCCTTCTCGTGTTCTCCGATGTGAAATGGTTTGCCACAAGCAACACTCATCAAGCCCAGAGCTGTTCGTCGGTTGCTCTCTTCAAGCGCCAGGTAACCAACCCGTTCGCCCCTTTGTAGGAAGTGAGTGCAAAGTTCTCGACAGAAGCTGGACTTGCCAGCGCCAGTCGCTGCAGTAATAGTGACAAGCTCACCGTATCTAACACCGTGAGTAATTCGTTGGAGTCCCGCAAATGGGTATTCATGATCGCAAGGTTTGGAAGGTTTGGTAACTAAGTCTAGCAGAGTTTTGCCATCGACAATGCCGTCTGGTCGGTACAACACATGGTCGTAGTTACAGACGGCTCGTACTGCCTCCGAATCACCCGCTTGTAATGCCTCTGAGGCATCCTTGTAGTCCTCTAGAGCACCGATGTAAACCTTGCCAGGGGGTAAGACCCCAGCGCAGTCAGTTGCGGCCTTCTGGCCTGCCTCATCGTTGTCAAAGAATAGTACAATCTTGTCGTAATGGTTGATCCATTCATAATGATTTTGGATTGCTTTCTTTGCTGCTTGTGCTCCGTTAGGAATCGAGACCACATCCCAGTTGGGCTGTGCCTCCCATACAGACAGGCAATCCATCTCGCCTTCAGTGATGACGAGCTTCTTGGTTTTGTTGGTTGTCTTGTGCCTGAACAGCTGCATGCCGAACAGGGTGTTGACCTTACCCTCGCAGGTAAACGTCTTGTCTTTGCCTTTTACCTTGGCTCCAAGAAGTGTACCAGAGCTGTCATAATAATAGAAGCGTAGTAGTTCTCCGTCTCGGTAGACCTTGAACTTCTCGCATGTTTGCTCAGAGATTCCTCGCTTCTGCAGCCGTCCGGCTGATCCTCGTAGCTGAACATTGGTGGTCATTGTGTGGTGGTGGTTAGTAGTGCCGTCACCATGAACATAGTGGTGACAGACAAAACAAAAAGTGTGGCCGTCAGAGTACAAAGAGTTGCCATCTGACGAACCACAGTTTGGACATGGTTCATGTCGCACAAACTCACTGTCAAGTGAGCCATTCAACGGGGATGGTAGCATAAGATGCCCATTTGATTCCGTGCTTCTCGCACCATTGTGCGTAGGTTGTTTTAGATTTCTTGGATATTGTATTGTAAGGGGATTGAAAGACCATACGGAGGTCAATCAGAGGGTTCTGTTTGATCACCTCCAATACCTTCTTACGGTCTTTCGCATCCCAGTAACCCTTGGTTTCTAGCCAGATGCCGTTGGGCAGGCAGAAGTCAGGGGTGTACGTGTGCTGAATGACATAAGGAATCTTAGTGCTTTCGTATTCGTACGTTACACCAAGATTGGTGAGTAGGTCAGCAACCTGCTCCTCCAACTTGGACCTGAATGCCATCAGCACTCATCTTCAATAAGCCCCTCAACGATCTGCTCTACCACGTCAGTGACGGCGCGGCTCATTTCGTAACGGAAGTCGGACTTATCTTTCTTATGTCGGGTGACAGTAATGGTGGGCAACTCAATAGTGAGCCGGCACTCCCAGAGACCAAGCTCTGAGTCTTTAGTGATTACAACATCAGAAGTCATCGTCTTCTCCTTCGGTGGTGGTTGGGGTGATGTTTGGGTCTCCTGCTTTGAAGCCCTGTGTTTTGCCAAAAAGTTCTGCAACATCGCTATCGCTCATATCGCCAGTGTCAACACCAGCAGCACCGCTGGGCGTAATGACTTGGATACCTTGCAGCTTCAATGGCGTGCCATGGGTGACACCATCCTTGAGGATGTAAGGCTTTTGAAAGAAAGCTACCTTAACTTTACTGCCAGAATACAACGGAGTGTTGTCGTCTACAACTGGTGAACCTTCTGTATCTACAATAGGTGGTTTGCTGTCCTCATTCCAGGAGAACTTGACTTTGTACTTACC